GTGCCTATTGATACGGTTGTTGTGCTCTCATAGTTGTAAGTTGTTGTGCCGCTTACTAAGGAGCCGTTTACTTTACCCGTTGAGTTGTTATATTGGGTGGTGATGGCTATATCATTTAAGCTTGCGCCATCGGCAAGATAGATGATGTTTTGATTGTCTCCTGTTGAGGCGTCAATCCTGAATGCGATTTCAATAGTAAAGTCACCTGTACCAATATCAAATGCGCCATTTGTGTCGTCAATCCTTATTTTATCGTTTGTTCCGTCACACTTTAAACTTCCGCCACCAACCAATGGGCTTGAGGTGGATATTTGCGCATTACCATTTGCAGTGACTGTATTACCTATCTCATCAGTAAATACTGTAGAACCGTTAGCACCTTCAAAATGAAGAAGCGAAACAACATCAGCAAAGTCAGGATCTTTGGCATCGGTCTTTAACAATAAAGGCACGCCACCGACAATCATGATACGTCCCCAATTAGATTGCACGTTGCACTTGCGCCACCAGCATTGACGTAATAAACAAAGGTATTCACCGATGAAAGCGCAGTCGATACAGCAGGAACATCACCGCCCCCAAAGTCCCAGAAGGTATTGTAAGCAAGGGTTCTCGCTGTTGCTGCATCCTGCGTTATCGTGATGACGCCTGACTGCCCCTCCACTGCGTTTGATGGTGCCGCTAAAGTAGTGTTTTCTGAGAGGGTGTGAGAAAAATTATTGCTGACCGCCAGATCAATTGCGATTGAGTTTGATGTGCTGGTTAGCGAAGGTACATTACCTCGTTGTGCTGCTGTATACTCCTGAACCTTATTCGTTTTGGCTGTGGCTGGGTCGAACTCCTGAAACAGTTGCAATTCAAGCCAGTCATTGGCTTCATCATAAATTAGGGTTACGCGGTCATTCACTTCACCCGCATCCGGATCGCCTCCACCCGGCTTTTTAATGTCTTTAGCTCCAAGCCCGTTAAAATTCGCAGTCGCAGCACCTGTGTTGGCATTATTGGTCACAAAACTTAAATACAACCCATCTATGTATTGTTCAGGTCGTATCGTGTTTGTTTCAGGAGCTAATACATAGGCATCGGCAACCGAGCCACCAGACACGTCATCATCAAACAGGAATACCCTGCTATCAACTGTCAATTCATTTGTCTGCGGATACCCCCCAGCCCTGACGCCATCATGTATGACGACCGTATGTTTATCGGTATCTACGGTTACTTCACCCTCTGCTCCGGTAAAGGCGGAATTTTCTGCCGTTGTACCCCTTCTTAATTGAAGCTGATCTGACATAGCTATACCCCGATATAATTAAAAGAAACGCCTAACAACAAAACGATGAACACTTATTGAGTCCCAAGGCACATCACCGTCATCAGTTCTAAACGCATCGTTTACCTTGACAGTGACTTGAATGGCCTCGTCGTCTGAATAGGTGTAATAGCCACCATCACTTGTACTTGTTGTGTTTCTAGGCATTGCACAGTCAAGATAAAGCAACGTTCCTGTCAGGAATGGTGCGCCCTCGTTCTGATTCATTTCACCCGTCAATGACTCAATTACCGCTGGTGCGCCAATGTTGTGTGTGATCGTGTAGGTTCCAGTTACAGGAAGCGCAGAGCCGCTTACATCCACATGAAGCCCCTGATAAGCATAAGTCACAGCGCTTGTGACGCTGCCCCCAGCGGTAACTGCGTGACCAACATAAACTCTCAGCACACTTGACCATGCCCCGTTAAAGCTCTCGCCTCGACTTCTGTGATCAACTGGATACCAGTAGTCACCTGATGCCGGCGCTGTTGGCTTTTTGTAGGCATAGGTTGGCGCTCTGGTTGTGCTTCCCGGGGTTATTGTCTGTGCGTCTTGGTCATAATCTAGGTATAGATAGTTGGTGTCGTTATCAACAAGGCCGCCAAATATTTGATTACTGTCTACCTCAACCAGCACATCAGAACTGCCTTGTTCAAAAGAATAGCCATTGCCAAATGAGATCAGCAGCGGCGAAGCAGAAAGGCCAGAAGCAATAGCCTGTAATCCAGTTCCCGCAATAATAAAGTCAGCTTGACCATTAGCATCAACGGGGCCGGCAAGCACTGTCTGGCGAACTTGAGATAGACCTGGCGGCGTGTCTGCCGCCCTAAACTTCCTTTGAAGCTCAAACCAATCGTTGCTTTCGTCATATATCATGGTCACTCGACCATCAATATCACCTGCTTCCGGATCTGATCCGTCTGCATACTTAATGTTTTTTTGGCCCAGGTTAATGAAGTCGGCTGTTGCGGGGCCAGTATTGGGGTTGGTTGTGATAAACCCGTAATACTGACCATCGTTGTACTGATTGGGCAGAATGCTATTGTCTTTAGCTGAAAGCTGATATGCGTCAGCAACCGACCCGCCACCAGCGTCATCATCGAAAAATATGGTGAAGCTGTTCAAAGCACCTTCTGAGGCCAGCGGGAAGCCGCCATTAGTAATACCGTCATGGACAACAATGGTATGCTTGTCGGTATCTACAGTGACCTCACGCTGCGCGCCAGTAAAGACCAGATTTTCTGAGGTAGTGCCGCCTCGCAGTTGCAGCTGATCAGCCATTACAGACCTCCCAAATCAATAGATGAATTTCCTTGCGACAGATCAATTCTGTCTTCGGGCATGTTTTCGATGGTGAATGCAGCAGAGCCAATCAGCCCCATATCCAGCACAGGGCTGTTATTGGTGTAGTAATTCTGAAAACTGATGTTTGGCTCAAAGAGGTAGCCATTGACAAAACGATCGGTTAAATCAACATTGGCCGGAACAATTTGCGATCTAACAATCGTTGTTGGTCGCGTACCACTGAATAGCGCTGGCGCGTAATAAACCTGTTCATCACGGTGATTCAACACCTTGATGGAGTGTTCTCCAGTAGCGATAAGTTGAACCGCTGAGCCGTTGATGGTCGGCACACCGCCCGCACTGGTTCTTATAGGCTGTGGCACAGTAACGGTACTGCCATCTTCTTGTGCTGCTTTTACCTCAACCTGGTTACTTGTGACCTGTGGATCGGTATCTGGCACGCCGATATAGATTTTCCCGTTATAAACCGGCCTGCCGGTCGTGAAGTCGGGGTAGTAGCTATAAGGCAGTGCCACTTCATTTAATTCGGACATAGTTCATCCTCATCGGGTAGATGCTTATTGTTTCGGTTGATCAAGGGTTACTGTGGCGCGTTCTTTTCTTGCAGAACGTCCATGATTGCCTGAAAGGCGCGATCTTCGTTTATACGCTTGTCTCTGGCCTTTTTAATTGCAGCAGAAGCAATATCGCCAGCCATATCGACAGTGCTTGAGGGTGAAACAGCGGAGTCCACGCCACGCTTCACAGCCTGATCAATCTGGCCCTGAAATGATGTGCGCGCAACCGGACTGAATACCCGATCCAGTTCATCAGCAAACAGCGCCTGATTAAGCAGGTCATCTTCAAACTTGCCGCCCGTTGATTTTGCTACTTTCTCAAGCTCACTAATGGAATCAATCAGGTTTGCACGCGACTGCGTATTACCCATCAACCGACGCAGGATAGTACCGCTGGCTTTCTCTGCACTGGGGCTGGAAAAATCCAGCTTGCGCCCAACTACTGACTGGATATTGTCCAGAGCGCCGATAGTGTCTGCATAGTCCACGTTTGCCGCGTTATATTCCGGAAAGCTGTTGTCCAGTTTGCTATCGAGCTCATTCCTGAACTGCTTCAGGATGCGTTCTGTTTCGCCGCTCAGGCCGCGCTGTGATTTTCCATAAGTCACATTCCGGTCAATAATTCGCTTCATCTTGTGAACGGTGAATGCGTCAACCTCCGGCGTCTGGCTCTTGAGGCTCATTTGCCGGATGACTTCTTTGATTGGCCCGCGATCCCCTGGTGCAATTTCAGAGCGACTAAAGTCAGGAATGAAATCGCCTTTATCGTTGCGCCGGATCTGCACGCCGAGCGAGTCAAGCGCATCAGAGAAGCTTGCCGACGCATCTGAAATATCGACTGGCTTGCCCCTCAACTGCTGAGCAGCTTTGTCAATGTCAGAACCGGCTTTGCGGTTGGCTTTCTGAATGAACTTGACCCGTTCAAGAAGTGATTCACCAGCCACATCAGCAGGTCTATTGCTTACTGCATAACGGGCGTTCTTCTTGCCGCGACGCATGATGTCTACCATGCGCTGCATTTTGATTTTATCCAGCGACTGAGCGTTTTTGACTGCCGCTATGACAGCCGGGTCAAAGCCCTGACCAATAGCGTTTATTGCATAGCTGTCTTTTACTGCCCGGCCATTGTTCAGTAGGTATCTAGCTGTCTCTACATCACCGGTCTTGTTGGCAATGAGATCGGCGATCCGTTTTCTGGTTGGCGTCTGGTAGGTGAATAAGTCTTGTACTGCTTTTTTTACCGTGCTGGCTGTTTGCGCTTTTTCTGCTGCTGTTGCTGCTTTTCCTGCTACATTCTGAGCGCCTTTCATGCCAGCTACTGAAGAAACAGCGGCGGGGAGCGTTTCGGCGACCGTAGCTGCCAGTGGGCTTTCGGTTTCTTCAAAGGTGCGCTCGCCCATGGTTTTAGAAAGACCGGACTCTTGAATTGATTTGATTGTCTCTACGGCCTGATCAAGACCTTGGCCGGAAACAAGCTCAGCAATACCGCCAATACCGGAAATGGGGAAGTTGACTATATCGACACCGCGCTGCATCAGGTCATTAAGGGTTTGCATGCCCTCGCGCCCTGCTTCGGTTTTTGGCTGATAAATTTGAGATTGCTGCTCTGCTACCGCTTCTGCACCGGCACCAGGTTCAGCCATTGGGTTTAAAGACTGAGCAATGCCAGCATAACCACCTTCAACTGTGTTTTTAATACCGGACGCGATACTCATAGCAGGCTCAATAACACCGGCACCGAAGAAGTCAGGATCGGCTTGGCTGGCAAAGATTTCCTCGAGCTCTGCCTCGGTTGGCGGTGCGTCACCCTCGACTTCCAGCGTCTGCCCGGTATTCGGATCGGTGACCTCATAGACCGGCATTATTTAACCCTCACTTTGAATCTACCGACTTGGCTTTCTGATTCTTCGGCTGGCTGTCCGTTTGATAATCTTTCAATCATTGACTGCACATCGGAAATGAATCGATCCTCTGTTCTGCGGCGATTCAGACCGCCAGTGGAAAGGCTTTTCAATAAAGCAATGTCAGACTCACTCAGCACGCCTGACATCAAATCAAGGTTCTCAGCGGTTAAAATATTGCTCGCTTCTTCAATGTCGGAAATAAGCTCTGCTTCATCATCATCCAGCACGCTGAGGAAATCCACGCTGCCCTCAAGAGAGCCCAGCACATCAGGCAGGTTCGGGTTATCGACAATTTTACGGAGCAGAGACACTGCACGCTGCTGGAACTGTTTTCCCTTTTTGGTCTTGCGTTGGTCTTCCCTGACGGTCCTTGCTTGCTTCAGTCCTGCCTCGGTGTTTTCTGCCGCACTCATGGCAGCTTTTAACTCGGTCATTTCATCTTCAGACGCATTCGGGAAGCTGGCAGCCAGAATGTTTTCAGACTGTGCGCGGCGGTCTTGTTCTGATAATTTTTCAGATAGTTTGTTAAGTGCATCAAGACCATCTTTGCCACCACCGGCAGCACGATAAACGGCGTCATGTTTTTCAGCCACTTCTGTCGGCAAACCTCGCAGCAGCTCAGGAGGCGTTACCACTTCCTCAGCAGCTCCACCGGTACCGACATTGACCGTTGTGCCGGAATTAGGGTTAAACCGGGCAGCATCAGCAATCTGCGTCCACTTCTCACCATCCCACTGCTCAGTCACAACCCGATCACCACGCTTGATTTCGCGTGTTTCTGCTGGTTTAACGGTGGTGGCTTCCCGATACGATTTATAAGCATCCGGATTGGTGGCCGCGAACATCGTTTCAACGCCTTTAATCTCCCGCTCTGGGTCTGCAAGGTAATCGCGATACGACTGCATGGTGTGTGATGGGTCACGGCCTTGATCGGAAAGCTGTTTGATGCGCTGCTGGTAGACTGCAGCACGGTCATCCGGATCGGCAGCAAGTAACGCTATAGAAAACTGAGTCGCGTCCTGCTTTTTGGCGTCGTCAATGATGCCTGCCTGCTTGTTGAGCATTTCAGCGACTTCCGGATATTCGATAGCCACATCAGCGACTGCCATAGGATTGCCGCTTTGCAGAGCCTGACGAGCTGCTTGCTGCGCTGCTGCGATCCGCTGCTTCTGCATCTCCTGCGCGGCTTTTTCTTCTTTTGCGGCGCGGTTCTCAGCCAATACCTGACCCAGACCATCAAGCCCTTGGCTCATATCACCGCCTGGGTGAACGTAGAATGGATTTGGTGTGTAACGAGCCATTATTGAGCCTCCAACATCTGATAATTGATTGTGGCGTAACCGTCGCGTTCACCGACTGCTTCAGGCTGCTTCTTGGCAACCTCGCTAGCCATATAACCTTCACTCTCACCACTAAGGCCAAGCGCTTCAGCCTTCTTATTCCACTTCCAGCGATACCAGCCCATACCGTTCTTGGTGCCGATACGCTTGATATTGGTTTTGAGTCGGTTGTCAGAAAAGCCACCCAAATCAAAAATCCCGGCAGCAAGAGTTCCGATTCCCATAGCGTTATTAAGCCCTTGCTGATTACCGGCCTGCTCTGCTTGAGCCGCTGCGGTAATACCCTGCGCATTCGTCTGACCAATACCCGCCATAGTGGCCGCGATATTGTTGGCATTGGATGGCATACCCATAATGCCCTGCAAGCCTGAAAGTTGCTGGTTATATGCGTTTTGCAGCACAGCATTATTGGCTCTGGCAAGGTTTTCATTTGCTGTGCCGCTACGCAGGCCACCGGTCGCCGATGCATTGCGTAATACTGCATCCTCGGCATCACGGATAGAGGTTTGATAGAACGGTGACGCCTTGGCGCGCTCTATGATGCTCATACCGTCAGAGACAACCTCTCCATCCGCACCGAGTTCAAGACCAAACTCACCGCCAAAGCCTTTCAGTGCGGCATCACCAAACGCTGAAGGTAACTTCTCACGCTCTTTCAGGTAATCAAGCGCCTCACGCTGGGCCTGAGCCTGAATTTCGGCTGCATCTGTTGCGGCATCGGCTGCGTCGTCACCGCCACCGAGCACGCTATCTACTACTCCGCCCATTGTTTTGCCCTCATATAAACGCTTTTCCCTTCACTATCGGTCACATGCTCAAACCCGACCCGTTCAACCAGCCGTTTGACGCTGGGCTTTTTAATCGTTGCTAAAATCATTCGGCACCATGGGTATTCGGCAAAAATCCAGCTGATAAATGCCTCGATTGCTGGCCGGATATGTTTCAAATCACCCCTGCTTGCTGAGAAATGCGCGGCCATTGCCCTGCCTCTCTGTGCAAAGGTGAAATAAATCTCTTTGTCCTGGTACTGCACGCACCAGTAGCATTCGTTGAAAAACACGCCATGCATTGGTGGTGCTGGCTTAAATTGCGACCCAGCCACTGTCGGCACCTATAACGGGATTGATGTATAAAGTGCTGGCTGCACTATCAAAATACTGGCGGGACTTATTGCTTGTCACTGCTCCCTCGGGACTTCCTGTGCCGACCTGCATAAAGTTGTTATCAATACTTTGCGCGGTGGTGATCAAGTCCTGCGCCAGCGAGATAAAGGCATTAATCACAGGCTCCGGCCAGTTGGTCAGTTCCCGCAGTTCATCAGCCGATAGATCCAGCCCAATAAAACTTTGCGTTACCGGCTTAACCATGCTCGATAAACCCTCTACTGAATGCCATGCGTGACTCAGTGATGCCGCGCAGCTTCACGCCCACCCAGTTCCTGATAATTCCTAAACGGCGAATGATGAACTGCGTCCGGTACTCGTAAGGCTGGCCGTAATTGAGCGTCCATTCCTTGCCATAAGTAATGCCGTCATAGGTCAGTGATATGAATACAGTCGCCCCCGGTTCTGCGGTGTGGCCGGGAAGGGTCTCAATCTCCAATTCATCGACTGACTGCTTATCCAGGTACATGAATGGGGTATAAAGCTCCCACTCGGCCAGTTCACCGTATTGAGTGACTACTGACTCATCCAGAATGCCGATCCGCAAATCTTCCTTGTCGCCATACACCCACTCACCCAGGCGCGGCTCATACAGGCCGTTGATGCCACGCCACGGACGAATTGAGTCACCACCGGTAATCACAGACCATGCCTGATCGATACCAGCAGAAGCGGCCAGTGTTTCGTTGAACATCAGCGTTTGGTCGGGCAGGTGAACGTAAACAAATGACATGCCGTCCTGAGATCGCGCCTCAAGTCGCACATCAGCAAGCTCTGCCTCGTCATATTCGCCAATGATTTTGTCGATACTGCGGGTTGACACCTGCTTACTGGAGCCGACGCCCAACACATGAACCCCTAAAGCGCCCTCCTTGCGGCCACCAAGCAGATACCACTTGTCATTCAGTTCACACTTGGCATGCGTCGCCACAATGCCAATCTTGACTGCACGCGACTGAATACGCTGAAAAGCGAAGTTCTCTGTTGCCTGGTTAGCAAAATATTCCGTGGTGTACCGGTTAAATGCTATTGCCTTATTGTCTGACGTTTTGCCTACGCCCAGCGTTGGATCGGGTGAGAACTCAGACGTGGCAAACTTGTTTGGGGATATGGCTTCTTCGTTGTTGATGTCGGTGTGATAAAGAAACTCACCATCTGTCAGAAAGTAATAGCCATCGACCCAGACGCCATCAATCGGATTGCCAACATCGGAATCAGTGACCTGACGGAAACCGCTATCAAAGTCGAACAGGTAGAAATTGCCTCCAGCAATAATCGCCTGCGTGTTGAATGAATACGGCATGGCAACCTGCTCAGTGCCGGGAATCAAGCCATAACGCTGGTTTGAACCGTTTTCTCTTACAACCAGAAACTGTCCGGCTGACACCCTGAAATGATTGTTTAGACGCTCATTCCAGACGCCGCCCCGGTCTTTACCGACACCGGTGCCGTACTCTCTTAATCCTTCGTGCTGCAGCATGTAACCAGCAGCACCAAACATAGGACGCAGCACGCCATACATGTTCTTAGGCAAGGCATCACGGTAATCTGTCTCAGGCGAAACCTTGTCGCCCTTAATCAGATTGATTTGTGATCTCACACTTGAACCTCAAAGTTAACCAGGCGGTAATCAATTCGGCCCGCGTTGGTAGTGATGGTGATTTTTACCTGCTGCCAGACCTGCGCACCCTCTGACACTGTGATGCGATAGTTAATTACCGGGCTATCATTACTGCTTGAGTTAACGGTCAGGCCGTCGGTAGCTTCAATCTCAAAGCTATCAATCACATCCTCACCGAGATAGGCTGAGAAATCAGCGCGGTAATTGCTCACATCACCCGGCTGCACGATAACCGTGTCCTTATCGTTCGGCGGCAGTTGTACGGGATGAGAAAAGCGATACCAGCGCCCAAAACGGGTTGTGTTACCACTACCCAGTGGCATGCGTGACGGGTACTGCACCTGACGAACCCTGTCCGCTGCTGCATAACTCAATGCAGACGACATTGACTGACTTGCCTGCGCAATCAGTGTTGGCGGCACAGCCTTGTTGAAGTCAGCAATTAACCGGACAGCCAAGTTGGTGTTGATCATGTTCCAGTATTTGCGATCAACACCGAGCGGACTGTTTGGGTCTGGCTCATCCTCGAAGTTGTAACCGATGCTGATGTTGATTTCATGCATCATGTTTTCGAGTTCCTGCAGGGCCAGCTCCAAATCCTCTGGCGTTGGGTCGACAGTAACGCCGCTTATCCGAAGCTTTGAATAAGCAGCGTTAATGCGATCAACCTTGTAGTGCTGTGACATTGCTTATGCGTCCAGCGCTTCGCGGAGTTTTTCACGAAGCTTATCGGTGCCGATATTGGCCGCGTGTTTCAGGTCGATCTGTTTGGCATACGCTTTGAGCGTTTCCCGATCTGCCTCGTCCAGAGATACAACATCGCCATTGCTCTCGGTAGCAGCATCTTCATGCTCTACTTCACCTGCAACCTGTTTCGGGCTTTTCTTCCAGCCCAGAGACAGAGCGTATTCCAATTCGTTGACTTCAAACCGGCCTGCTTCACATTCAATGCCTCGCACAACGTGCGTGTTGCCTGGTTTATAAAGAACAATCGCCATGTTTCACCTCACATAAAGAAAAGGGAGCCTCGAAAGGCTCCCTGATTTGGTTTACGCTGAGAAAGTCGTAAACACACCGTTTGCTGATGGATCAGCATTGGTCAGGCCGTACCAGGTGAACAAGCGCCATTGGAACGTCATGTTTTCAATGTTGCCGTCGTAAACCAGGTACATGATTTGACCGTTGCTCATGGTCGCGCTGATCACCTTCATGCCGCCGAACTCTTTCATCAGTTCAGCCGGGATTTCACCGGTCATCACTTCGATTGAATCTTTCGTCCAGAAGATGTTTGCCTTTTTGCTGGCGTCAGTATTCAAGCGGGTGACTGAGGCCGTATCCAGAATCTGCGTATCAATGTTGGCATACGCTTGTTCCAGGGTGGACAGGCTTGAATCATCCAGCGCAATCGGTTTTGGATAGACCTTGATTGATGTACCGTTTGGCACCTCAACAATCGTAAAGGTCATTGGTTGACCTGTTGGATTTTTGTCTGCCAGGCCGATTGCTTGAACATCATCAGAGCCATTAGTGAACTTAATTTTGTCACCCACACTCAGTCCAGACGAATCATCCACAGCGATGGTTGCAACGCGGTAATCCACGTTAGTAACCTGACCTGTTGCGTTATTCACTGAGCCTGCTTCTGGCGCTTCTGAGACGTCAGCCGTTACCGCAACAGTCGGCGCTGCGCCACCTGTCAGGTTAGGCAGGAACGAGCCTTTATAGACGCCCTCAAAGCCTGCGACATTCTGGCCGATTTGACCGGTAGCCCATACTGTTTCGGGGCGACCCTGCACAGTTTGACGAGCAGCGAGGTCTGATCCATAAGCCAGATAGTCACGGTCATTGATAACGGCGTAGCGGGATTGATCGGCGGTTTTCTGCCGTTCATCCAGCATTGCGCCTGCTTCTGCAATCGCGTCATAACCGCTAGTGGCGCTGGTGCGATAAAACAGAGAGCCAGATGTGGTGATAAGCTCAGCCAAGCCTTTATTCAGTTCGGTGGCTTGACGTTTACCGGACTGCTCACCGCGACGCTCCCAGAACGTCTTATCACGCATATCATCGGCACGCAGTTCAACAAAGTCGTTTTTCGGCGTACCCAGAATAGCGGGATAAGTTTCTTCAATAATGCCAGTTTTGCTTGAACTCAGATCCCAACCATCAATGATTGGGGCATGTTGTTGTACTGGACGCCAAACAGCGTTGCCAGAGTTTTGAAGATCGCCCGCATTGGGTTCAAAGCGAGTGACCAAGGGAAGCATCTGCATTTGATGCTCGTATGTATCGACGGCGCTCTCCAGGAGAACCTCCGCCATCTTACCTGTAGTTAAAGTTGCCATGTTGGTTCCTCATTACCATTTAGATGTGTCAACACCCGCTTGCTTCGCTTCCCGTTTGGCATTAAAGGCTGTCTGACTGTCACCTTTGGCGTGCGCTTTGTCATACTTCGACTTGAGCGCCTTAGCCGATTGGGTCACAGCAGCATCACCGTCTGCTTGGGGAGCTGGGCGTGGAGCGTTGGATTGACGTTTTTTGGGTGCGGTTAGGTCGTGTTTCAGTTCACCGAGAAAGACAGCGGCTTTGATGCCTGATGGGTCTGTTCGTAACAGTGATTGCAGTTCAGAGAGGCGCGTTTTATTAACGCCAAGGTTGTAAAACACCCGCTCTGAACCTTTCCCCAGGTTGCTAATCAGCGCGTCAGCAATCGTGTCACCGGCTCCCTCAAACACATCATCAACTGCCTGACGTACTCGATAGTCTGCCGATTGATACATTTCAGCACTGATACCGCTTTCCTCGGCCAATGTGACCGCCCGCTGGTAGTGTTCATCGACGCCCTGAGAAACCTCCTGCATGCGCTCAATTCGCTTGCGCTCGGCGTCTTGAGCAGCCTTTTCTGCTTGGCTTTCCGCGTTTTTTTGGTTCCACTTCCACTCAGCCACCGCTTCGGCAAATGCCTCATCCGGGTCATCATGGTCAAGAAACTGCTCACGCTTGGGCTTTTGCAGGTCAGGCTGTTTGCCTTGCTCAAGCTCTTTGAGTCGTGCTTTTAGCTTCTCGGTTTCTTCGTCGTGCTTACGCTGCAGCTTTGCTTTGAGCTTATTTTTAGCCGCCGCAATATCGCTGTCGGTAAACTTGCGATCACTACCTGATGATGTCTGGTCATCATCGGGTTTCATCCAGTCCTCAGGTTCTACTTCCTTACCTTCCTCATCGGGTTTGTCTTGATCCGCATCAGACTCACCTTCTTCGGCGGGTAATTCTGCCGCTTGGTCATCAGTTTCAGCCTCTAAGCCCTCGTCCTGAGCTTCTGGCTCATCTTCTACAGCCTCTTGCGGATTGGCTGCGGCTTCTGCTTCTAACTTCGCGTTTTCTTCCTTTAACTGTTCCAGAGTTTTTGCCATTTTTCTTGCCTCGCATGGTAACGATTAACCTTGTGAAAACCTCACAAGTAAGGTGCGCGTTTAACCTGGTCGCCTCAGTAAAAATCGGGCAATAAAAAACCCGCTCGATGGCGGGTTTCTATTGGTAAATTCTGTGTCGCTAGTCGTAGCGGTAAATAAACTCATCTTCTGGCACGTCGTAGCTTTCCCAGAAGGGTTTATTGATTCGGTCTAGCATTGGCATGTCGCGCCGCGCTTCAACCGCCCTCGATTCCGCTTCACCAGCAAGCCTTTTGTACTTATCAAGTGGGCTCATTCTGCGGTATTTTAGGCTAGTGTTCTCTCTGTAAATGCGGTTGTATTGAGGGTCTGTGTCTTTTATGTATTCCAGTATCTTTACTTCCGGATCGGCATTTCCAATAAGCGGGTCGCCTGAGTATTTTTCCATTGCCGCAATATAGGTTTCATTGTTTGGATTCTGTGCAGCGATTTTAGCTTCTACGCTGAACTGGTTTTCCATCCGGTTTAAGATGTCGTCTGTTTCCAGTTCTCTAAAATCCTCTAAGTCTGCTTCGGCTCTAAACTGACTAGGACTTCCGCCTGTAGCAAACCCCTCTCTGCCCTGAACTCCATGCTGTAACTCGTGAAGATTTATCCTTCTGGCCTCTGATGGCAAAGAGTCAATGCCAATTTCCTCGGCCCTGCCAAATGTCATTTCGTCACCTGACGTTTTCGGTGTGTGAAAACCGCTTTGCGCTCGAGGGTTATTATTGATACTCAGATCAATGTCTTTTACATCAGGGTATGACTCATACAGTTTCTGATGGCTGAAACCCTCTTCTTGCCAGCCCACATATCTTGCATCATCACCCTCTCTTGCCAGCTTTTGTTCGGCAAGGTCTGTCAGTGCAGACTGACTATCATCAATCTCGAACTTCAACTGCCCCCGCTCATCAAAGAACGCTGGCTGGCCTGTAGCCTCGCCGGTTGCCTTCCAGATTTCGTCGCGACTCGCGCCAGCATCACGCATTGTCTCGGCAAGCTGCACAGTCTCAGGCTTTAAGGTTTTCGCACCCTTGCCAGCAATAATGCCCGCAGCAGATGGCACAAACGGCAGCGCACCTGCCGCTGACATCGCAGCATTGCCCCACGTCCGGCTTTCAGGCTCTGTCAGGTACATATAGGAGTCATCAAGCAGGCCAGCCAAATCATTAACAACTGGCACACCCATCGTTGCCAGATTCGCAGAACGGAAAGCACGCCCAAGCGTCCAAGACTGTTGCTCACGCTCCATGCGGCGATTCATCTGACCGCCACTGCCGATGCCTCTACGCTCCAACTCTTGAACCGCTGCTGACTGTTTCTGTGACAACAATCCTCGCTGCCTAGCTATCCTCAGCGCCTCTAATCGCTGCTGCCTATCCATTAGCCGCCTACTGCTATCTGCATCAATTCGCTATCGCTTAGCGCTTCCATTTGCTTGCGGATATTCTCAAACTCAACGCTTTCAGTTTCAGCCATAGTCTTTCGCATGTCATAGCCAGCCTTCTCGGCATCGACTTCTACCTTGGCGCGTTTTGTCATGGCGTCATACATGCCGATCTGGTTTTTCTGCTGGGAGATTTGCGCCTCTGCCATACCTTCTTGAGCCTCACGCTGCTCACGCATCTGGTCGGCTTTCGCTTTCTCCATTTCAGCCATAGCCATCAGTGTGGCCGCGTCAGGTTGGTTGCCTTGCTGTTGAGCCTGCGCAAGGATTGCTTCTTCTTCCTCATCCTCTGGTTGGCGGAAGCCGGACAGTAGCAACTGCTTGCTGGCATATTCACGGATGTCGTCCATTGCCACACCATCAACCATCGTGATTTGTTTCAGCAGTAAGGCTTTCATCAGTGCCGGATCGGACTGAGCCACCATCTGAGCCATAGCGCCTAATTGCTCAATGGTTTGCTCTTTCTTGCTGTTGTAGCTCGGGCCAATGTCCGCGTAAACCTCGAACTCAGCATTGGTCAGGTCGTTAAGCACCACAATATCGCCAGTCTCACGGTCAATCACTGACTCCATGATTTTGGCTGTCTTTGTCGTGCCGTCCGGCAGTGTCAGCGTGACAGTGCGCGGTGCGTCATAAATGAATGAAGCCATTGATGCATAGATCTCAGCATCACGGCGTTTCGCGTGCTTGTGATTCTGCTGATAGACCAGTGATTGTTGATCAAGTCTGTTCTGCAGCGCCATGACCGCTTTGCCTGACAAATCAGGGTCGGCAATGTCTTGGGGCACGCCGGGATTCGCTACGTCCTCTACCGCCTGGCGTGACAACTCCATCGACGCCATTAATGCGGATGGGATAGGCTGCTCTGGCATTTCTGCCACTGGGCCTACTGGAAGCTGACCGCCGTTCTTATCAAAGCGATTCTGCAGCAGGTAAGGATAGTTGCTATCCGGCCCGGCTTCCTCATACATGAACTCGTAACCGGTGATTTGATCGGCAGTAAAGATAGGCTTGCGTCTTGGGCTACGGCTTACAATGTCGGCCAGGTAGCTCATCTGGAAGTTGCGCAGCCGCTGCGGGTCTTTCGCTAAGCGTGTGACGCCCTCGTACACTTCCTCGCCGCCGACAAAGGCGCGCTCGCCATACTCAGGCACAACCGGGATATGCTCTGATGCGATCTCACTTTCATCAAGCACGTCAGCTCCGGACACAATGTATTTTGTGACCTTCCAGCGCTTGATGTCTTTCTCGCCGGTGATTTCATAGCCTGCGTCAAGCAGCTCATCCATGATGTCGTTCAGGTCGGAGTCACGCAGTGTTAAGACTTGCCCGAACGGATCAGCGAGCGTCAAAACCTTATCTTTGACTTTCTCCCTGCAGTACATGGTGGCGACGTAATACAGTTCATTCTTGGTATCGGCCCAACCAAACGCGCCTGCATCCTCTGGCGTGGCAAAAGAGCTAACATCTACCTCATCTTTGTCCTCGCCGGTCAGCTCGTGAACCAGGTCGCAGTAACCGTCCTTGCTGTATGCCGTCAGGATGGACACATACTTGGCATCTGACTTGTCCATACGCTTAGCGTTGGGATCCCAGAATACGTTGTTGTTCGCTTCGTATAATGGGCGACGACGAATCACCTGATTCTCATCACCGGCGCGATTAGTCTGGTAATCAGTATAAAGCTCCCAAGCGCCCACACCGCACACCACAGCCTCGCTCTGAGCGTTGTCATACGCTTCAAGCGTGGTGTTTACCCGGTCATCAGTGAGATACAAACCATCAAGCAAGTCAGCGCCGTCATCACGGCTGTCATCTTTTGGCTTGAAGTCAATCTGTATAGGGTTTGCCCGCAAGTCAGAAATAATCTGACGTCCGGCTTTACGCAGAATGTTGAACTCACCGCGATACTGCAGCTGAGACTCACCCAGTACATTGTCATCCCACTGCGTAACCCAGTAGAAAAGCATGTCATCAGCGGCTTTTTCGCGCGTGACTTGGCCGTGGGAATAGGCTTTGTCATGCAGCTTTTTTAAATCCTGCAATTCGCGCATCAACTATCTTCCCATTGGTCTGAGTGGTTTGGGTATAAGGACTTTGTTTGGCTTGTTTATCTCACCGATTCTCACGGCATAACGGCGCATCATGTAGGCATAGCGGATAGCATCCAGAAGATCATCACGCACCTTCACTACCTTGCCTTTGTCGTCGCGGTGGTACTGCCTGATCTCATCCATCACATCAGGCTGTCCGACAAAGACCTTAAACAGCCCTTTTCGCATCAGGTCGCCGATTTCATACAAGCCATTCTCGACAGAGTTACCCCCTGTCTTCATGCCGCCTTTTCCGTCAGCGACTTCGGGCCAGGTCGCCATGTTCGGCAGCATTTTGAAGCCTGCATTTTGGTAGTGGACTTTTTGCTGCACCGCGTCATCACGGCCTTTTTCGTGCTGCAGGCCATCATGCGGCCACGCAACAGGAATGTTTGCCGCCCATGATTTCACAGCGCCCCAGGCGTCGTTAGCTGATACCTTTGCCGCCTTGTAGGACTTGACGACATAAAAAGCACCAGCGTCTCTGTCCTCGACAAGCTGAATGTGTGCCTGCGGGTGATCCCAGCCAAAGTCCATGCCGTTGATGATGAACCAGTGATCGGGTATCGGAAACGGATCACAGGTAATGAACTCGTCGGCAATGTCGTAAATGCGACCGTGACCCAGCATCGGCTCGCCTTTGGTGCGCATATCACGCTGATGCGCAGGGTAAGCAGCAAGCATCCGCTCGCGCTTTTCCTCGGTCATGTGAGGCGCATCGTCCCAGCCCTTTTGCATAAAGAACTGGCTTTGCGCCGGATTGTCTTTGAACATGATGACCAGATCGGTTCTACCGTTCTCTGGCGTAAAGGTGTAGATAATCCTGCCACCTTTGCCTCTGTCACCGTTGGCCGTCCTGGTTAAAACCTGCGGTCTGATTTCCTGGTCTGTAGGCTCCTCATCCACATGCACCCAATCAACCACGTCACCCATAATGGCGTGTTGGCCCTGAGAGTAGGACCAGAACTGAATCACTGACGTACCGAGCTTGTGCTTAACCCTGACTGTTCTGCATGCCCCTGATGTGCCCGACGCGCTCTCATAGTCAATGATGCGGTCTTTTGGTATTAAACCGCCTGAGAACTCACCATTACGCAGTTTTCCGAATAAGGCAGACTGCAACAGGTCGCGGGTTTTCTCCATCGAGTAACCCAACCCCCAACACATAGGCGGGAAGTCAAACCGATGCCCTTTCCAATCGTCAGGGTAATCACCGAGCAAATGCATCGCATCAATGTCCGTGCCGAGATAGGTTTTACCAATCTGGTTCGCGGCACAAAGGCAGCATTCATAATATTCTTTGGTAGCTGCAACAAAGTCACGTTGCCAGCCATAAAACGATTGATAGATTGAAAGGTAGAGTGTTTTCTTTTTAAGCGCTTCTTTTTGTTCCAGTAACGCTAACAGCTCTTTCTTTTTCTCAATCGTCAGGTTTTGCATCAGCCATCAATTGAGCAATGCGATTATTGATTTGGTCTTCGGTCATTTCAGAGATACTTACCGTATTATTAACCTCGGTTTTATCCTTCCAGCCAAAGTTGTTTTTTAGGTTGAAGATAGCGCCAACAGGTGATGCCGCATCAAGTCTTTCCTCTAATGCAATCTCTACTCGCTGCTTAGCTTTCTTTACAGTCGCAACAAATTCACCTTTACCCTCATACTTCCTGAGCGCCTCTGTTGACATATCCAAAGCAAAAGCTAACCCTGAAACAGTTGGTGGCTTTTCATTTGCAGCGCACTCAGCAAAGTATGCATCTATATCCTTTTGCATAGCTTCCGGCGTTTCGTAGAGTGGTGGTCTACCTGCTGTCATAACTCCCACCTTGATAATAATGAAAACCTGAACTGCTACTCGTCAGCAGCGCGTATCGGTTGATTCCGCTTCACGTACTTACGCAGAGGTGCTGGCCTTTAAGTGATGTAGACGACATTGATGTCGTTGACATAAATAGAAACCCAACCAATGTTCGCATGACCGACTGATTATGTTGTCGCGTCTAGTGGCGTGGAAGGGTTAAACTGTGTTGAGAGTTATCTCTCGCTGAGTAGGTCACAGACTTGTGGCTTATGCGCAGAGTTTAGCCTCTGCCATTTTGATTCTTGCGATAAGCTCTTTTACGTTAATGGGTTTGCTCATAAAGCCACTGGCTCCTGAGTCTATTGCTATTTCCAGATCGTGATAGCGGTCTTTTACCGTGACCATCACTATCGGAATGGTGACGCCATACTGACGTGCGCGCTTGACGAACTCGATACCGTCAAAGTCGGGCATTTCCCAATCACACAGCACCATGTGCGCTTCTGATAAGTGGGGAAAGGCTTCGCTTGCTGAGGCCACACAGATATGTTCATGGCCTGACATTTTGGCGGCGTAGCACATCAGATCGCGTGATGTCTGATCGTCGTCAACAATTAAGATGTTCATTTGTCTGCTTTGGTTTCGACTTTATCGGAAAGCCGCTCCAGCTTGTTCTCAAAGCGGTAGTTCTGCTCTGTAGTTAAGCTGTAGAGCTTGTCGTGATTCGATTGCAGGGCAGTGATAGTTGCCCGCATGTTGGTGACTTCCAGTGCCAGGGCATGGCTTTCCGTGTCGATGCGCTTTTGCTGCTTCCAGAGGCCGATGAGCGCGGCAAATAGGGCGGCTTCAATCACGCCTAATAGCCACTTGATTATCTCGGCTTCCATTTCCTTACTCTTGTTTCAGGCAATAAAAAACCCCTGAGCACCTAGCTCCCGGTTTTAGGCCGGGTATTTAGTGACAGGGGCCGTGTTTTGGTGTGCGGTGTGCTGGGAGACCTTGAACTCCTGTACGCACTTTGTTTAACGTCTGCTTTGCTCAGACAGGTTTTAATTCACCGCATTAGGATGATGACTGCCGTGTGGCAACTAACTTGCAATGCAGCGGCTTTAACCTCGTACAATCACCATCCTAATGAGTTGGGCTTTCGCCCACCTTAATGCATTTATACCAAAATCGTGCAGGTTTTGCAAGTTATAAATCACACTCCCGCGCTATCTTCTCTTTAACCGCATCTATACGCCATTTTACACCGCTTTTGGACAACCCTTCTTTGATAGCAATCTGCGCCATAGAGTGATCGTAAAGCCAGTACTGGTTAACGATACGCTTCACCTTCGGGTGTAGACTGTTGACTGTATTAAAAACCAGCTCATCAACCCAGGTCGTTTGCACCTCGCGGGTGTCGATGCCTCGGACCCGCTCCTGCTCTGGAGACTGCTTAGGATAGCCCAGCGGTGGCAGTCCTTTTCTGACGAGCATAGCCCACCGCTTGAGCCAGTAATCGGCTCTTTCTCGCTTTTGCTTTTGCGTGTCCTGTGTTGTTGTGCCGTCCACTCTCTGCGCATGTATCATCGGGGAACCCCACTCTGAATAAAATCTCACGAATCCAATCTGGATCGACTCCGGCTTTATGTGCGTGCCACATATCGCCCGCCAGGTATCGAAAGGCGTTGGGCCTGTCTTGCGGCGCTGCGCCCTTGCTGCTGGGAACCATCACATCCTCAATCGCCTGCAACACCACGCCAGCAAACAACTGCCCTTCCGGTGTCGCTGGAAACTCAGGGCGAATCATGCTGCTGATGACCTTAAATCTCTGCTGTGCTTCGCGTCTGCTCATTGTTGCTCCGGCTTATGCTTTTCCTGATGCAGCCGCATTTCATCTGACAAGCTGACTTTTTCTTCAAAGGTATCGCCGTTGCCTGCTAGTGCATCTTTTGGCTTTTTAAATATCCTGTCATACTCGCTATCGAAATGCTCTTGTGTGACGCTTAATGGCCTTTGCCAGCTTTTCTTATGGGTCATCACTCAACCTCCATTGCTTTGCTTATGTAGTGCTGCGCCATTTCCAGGTATTGCCGCTTGGTTAACTCCCTGTCGGCATCTTCGTTGGCTTCCTGTCTGATGGCGTTGTGGTCGTTTACCGTCATTTCTCTGGCTTGCTTTGCCAGTGTTTGCTCTGCAATCTCATGCCAGATTGCGTCCCTGTTAACCTTGTCTGCCGTGGGGCAGTCGAATACTGGGTTTCTGTCATTCATCACGCCGCCTCCAGTTGTGGAATAGCCACTACACGCAGCCATTCGCCTTTTGTCTTGTGATAGGTAATCGCCTTAGCCGCACGCCATGACACATAGCCGCCTCGTGCTGCGTGAGCGTCTCTGCCGGACAGGGTGGGATGTCGCTCCACAATGGCACCGCCGCCCTCTGACACGTCCTGCTCTGCGTGGTGATAGTGTCCGGTATGAATGAAGGTGTATTTAGCCTTGCCCCACATTTCCCGATAGCGTGGCTCTGAGGCAAACAAGGCTGGTAGGCTGCTGTTTTTGACCTTATGGCCGTGGTGGAATCCGATCATGATTTCACCGTGCAGATAAGCGTAGAAGGGGAAAGCTGTATCATCGACGGTCACACGGCTGTTGCTTTGGTAAACATGGAGTAGTGCCGCCATTAACCAGACTGAGCCAGCCAGATCGTGATTACCCTCAACGATAATGACTCTGACCGTCTTATGCTTTTTGAGCAGCATCCCGACAACCTTAATCAGCACGCTAATAGCCAACATGCAAAGCTTGGGAAAGCGTGTGTCAGCGTCCAGCACATGCCGGTTGGTAGGTGTGACCGCTTCAAGGCCGTCCCAGTGCAGGAAGTCACCCTGAATATTCAGCAGCCCCATCTCGCTATCCGGTGAGCCTTGCATCATGTGAGTGACAGCATTAATGAGGACTTTATCGGCTATCTCTACATCCCAGTCGTCGCCGGTTTCTGCTGACCAGGAGTACATGCCTAAATGAAAGTCCGTGATGGTGTAGCAAGTCAGCAGGTCGGCGTCATAGTTCTTTTTGCTTTTCTTGATGCTGGGGATGAGAGGCATATTCTCCACGACTTCATCAATTGCCGTTTTCCATGCCTCGTATGCCTGTAGCTTGTCCTGTTCGTAGATATACCAGCGCCGTGACAGTTCGCCGGTTTCTTCGTTGACGAAATCGCTGTGCTTTTTTAGGGCAAAAGAATGACCGCCTGGCCGGTTTAAGCCGTGCTCAGGATCAACCCCTTTACTGGATGCTTTAACCTGAACCCGCTTGATGGCCTTATCCACTGACCGCCTGCTTTTGCCGAGCAGGGTTGCCGCCTGCGTGTTGCTGGCAGTCTGCATCCGTGCCTCGATAGCCGCCTTTTGTGCGCCCTCATCGGCAAATGGCAGCAGTGCCTCGTAAAATGCCTTGTCATCAATCATCACGCTTTCCCTATCTTGATAAATGTCTTTTCTTCGTCTTGCGCTTTCCGGCTTTCAAAGGTGATACTTTTGACTTGCTCCCACGAATCGTCTGCAAGTATTCCTGCCCGTACAATTCCATCCAAAACGGCTTTGGCGCTAATACCGTCGGGGTCGTGTTTCCGCTTTCGATAACTGATAACGTGGATAGTGACTGGTGAATCAAATCGCGGCATTTCTTTCTTTGCCACGGATTCATTGCCAGCAGCCGGTTCCATGTTGGCAGTGGATAAGGGAGTTCGATCACCACTTTCATTTTTCACTTTTCGCCTTTAATGCCTTGACTGTTTTCAAATGACTTCTTGCCTGCCGCTTCTGCTCTTATGTTTTGTCTTTCATGTACTCAGCTAGCTTTTCTGGTTGATTGGCTAGCTTGGTGACTTGTCCGTTGATGACGCCCTGAGACTCAGCCATATACCGCTTCCATCGTTTCAGCCAGCAAATCAAGCTCGTCCTTTTTCATAATGCGAAACATCGTCTTGTCACCGTGTGCGCCTTGTGGCCCTCTGTGACAGCTAGGGCATAACGGGATAACAAGGAAGTGCTGAGCGCGCTGCGCCATGCCTTGACCCTCTCGCAGATGGTGTACTTCTGTCGGAACATCACCGCACAAACAGCAAGGTAGGCTTGATACTTTGTTTAAGTGTTCGCGCTCTGCTTTTCTCATTACCAGCCTGCGCCGAACCAGATACCTACACCGTGAATAACACCGATTGGAGCAACAATTCCACCCGCCAAAAGCAGCACATATTTTGCTGCTGAAAGGCAATAAATAACGTGCGTCAACCAAGCCGCAATCGGCACTAAAATCAGCGATAACATCCCCACAAAACCCATTACATCAAATGCATCTTTCATAGCTTTTCCTCTTTTGTTGGAAACGGCACCGATATCCCAAAACGCTCTGCCGTGTGCCGGTTTAATACTTCGTACACCTCGCTAACCTCTGTTCTGCTCAGCTTGGTGGTGCTGTACTTGTCGAACATTGCATCCTGAACAGGCTTCCAGATAAGGCGCTTCACCATTTCTTTATTCCAGGGAATGTGAACATCTGGCTTAAGCACCTTTCTGGCATCAAGACCTGCCTCGTTGAACTTGTTTGCTAGTTCTTCGCAGTAGACGTGAATTGATTTATTTTGTTGGTCGCTGCGTGTCATGCCATCACCACCGCAAGCAAACCGAACAGAATGTTGATGCCGAAAATCAGGCTGAACTCTATGCGGATTAGTAGGGCTAGGGTTTGGATTAAGGTCATAAGCACTCCATCACGGCGCTGATAAACTCGGTGGCCACATCAGCCTGAATAGCATTGCCGTAGCCTTTCAGCCTCATCACCCGCGCTTCACTTGTTTCGTTTGCGCCTTGTATAATTTCTTGTTTCTGAATGGAGTTGAGGCTGCTAAATTCCTGTATGCGATTATGGCCGCTATGCACCATGCCTCTGGCAGACCCATCAACCAGCGGGGCAATGCCGGATTTAATTGGCCGATATTTTTCGTCTCGGCAGTAGAGCCACTCGATATGTTCGCCTGGCCCTCCAGATTGATGCCGTGATTCCCAGCTATCACTTGTGGGCTGTTGTGGTTCGGGCCACCTGTTGGCGTTTTCGGTGTCACCCATCCCGCCAATGATTGCGGGTATAACTCTGGATGGACCTGCTCTCTCAGATTCGCTGGCGCCGTCCTGCCAGGCCTCGCATTCTGAAACTGTCTTGCCATTGCTTCCTGACTTCTCGCTGGCAGCGTGTCCATTGTGTTCGGTGTCGCCCATCCTGCCACTCTTGCCGCACCGCCCAGCGTTGTACCCCGACTCGTGCCAATAGCCTTGCCCTCGCCCCTGACTTGTGGGTTGTCCTGCTGGGTCACTGTTGGCCATCCCGACAATTTCGCCACATTCGGCAACTCTTTCTTCCTCGCCTCCGCTCCCGCACTTCCCCTGCTGTCGCAAGCCATCGGTGTGGGCCAGCCGTGCTGCTGTCCAGTAGATTCTTTGACGGATATGCGGGGCGCCCGCGCCTGCTGCTGTAAGTACGGACGACCCGCAGGTGTAACCTTGCTGCTCCATTTCATCGTATAAATCGTCAAGCCATCCTTGTTGAGCTTTTGCTTCAATTTTTCGCCTAAGTTCATCGTGAACTCTGTTGATTTCTCTCTCCGCTTGCTCAGGATTCCATTGGAAACCTCGACAATCTTCTGATCGTCCCAAGTGTTCTTCATCACATTCAGAGCATAAATAACTACTCTCGTGTTGCTCTTCATATACCCAATCGAATTGTCTATCCGATCCAATGATGGAGTATTCCAAGCCCTCGGCGTATTGAGATCGAACTGAATCCCAGTGACTTCGCATAATCCAGCGTCTATCTTCTGCTGAACCCACTCTGCCGTTATGTCCGACTCCAGACCTCTCTGCTTGGCCCTGTTGACAGCAACACTCCTCAGCGCCGAGCCACGGTTTATCATCCTCCAATCCTTGAACTCTGATGCAGACTTTTCCTTTCTCTTGCGTTTCTGCTCTCTGGCTTTCTTGTTGCAACTCATACAAAGTTTCGCCACCATCCCTTTGTAATTCTGAGAGAACTCTGAGATAGGCTTCTGCTTGTCGCATCTGGTGCAAACCTTCATCTTCACCTCGTATCCATCCTGATTTAATTGCACCTGGGACTTGCTCTCCGATAATGATTGGAAAGTCGCACTCTTTGACGAGATTGAGGAAGTGGGGCAAGAGGTGTCGCTCGTCGTCTTTGCCTTTTCTTTTGCCAGCGGCGCTAAACGGCTGGCAGGGCAAGCTGGCAGTACAGACAGGCAAATCATCTGTCCATCCGGCCCGTCTAAGTGAATATGACCAGACCCCGATCCCTGCGAAGAAATGGTGCTGTGTAAATCCTCGAAGGTCAGCGGCAGTGACATCTGTAATGCTTCTTTCATCAACTTCTCCAGGTGCTATCAAATCCATTTCAATCAACTGCCGTAACCATGCAGCCGCGTTAGGGTCAAATTCGTTGTAGTAAGCTGTCATACGTCAAACTTCTGCACGCCTTCCTCGCGCAGCCTGTTAATCTGAAACTCCCACTGACAGACCTTGAGCATGAAGTTACCGACATACTCAGGACTCCAGCCCACCGGAAGCTCGTATACCTTCGCCGCCATCTTGATATTCTTCCGCCAAAACTTGTCTTTGATGGCGATTTGCTCTGGCGTTTTAGCGTGGCCTGTTGGCTTGCCGAAATTGGCGCGCTTCTCAATTTCTTCCTGGTACTCAGCCAGTGTCGGGCGCTGTGAGATACGGAAGATCTGAATGCTTTGCGCCATGAATTTCTCAGTGACGCACAAGGCCTGCTCTCTGGCTTCGTTTGCATTTGCTGGCTTGGATACCAGCAGGATTAAAGCAGCCCAAAGCAGTATGAGAAGGGTGACGAACACTGCGCCCCACTTCTTCATGATTGACTTATTGCTTTCAGTACCCATCTCTTAATTCCTCGCTGAACGTCTGAGTTGTGCCGTTGAAGGTGATTCGAGCATCCAGTGGGCCAGTCGGCCCCTGACGGTTCTTTGCCATGTTGAAGTCGTGCGCCACATAAGCGCCGTTCTCGTCAACCAGCTTATGCATCAGTAGCACCATATCGGCGTCCTGTTCGATACTTCCTGAGTCGCGCAAGTCTGAGAGTCGTGGCCTGCGGTTTTCTTTCTCATTGCCTCGGTTAAGCTGTGATACAAGGATGATCGGAATATCTAAATCCTTGCTGAGCTTCTTCATCTGCCGCGTCACCATGCCAAGCCGCTCATTGGCGCTGGTAGCCGCTGGCACCTCCACAAGGCCGATATGGTCAACCACAACGACTTGCACGCCATCACGCTTCACCCATAGGCGAATCTGGTTAGATATGTCGCTTAGGCGGTATTCGTCCACGTTGAAATGCAAAGGCCAGTCAGCCAGCTTGGTGACAGCCATGCCCTTGCTCATATCTTCAAGCGCGTAATCCTCGGCCCGATACAAGCCGCCCAGCGATGCTTTGGTGGCGTGAGCAATAGCGCGGAAGCCCAGCTCGTCATCGCCCATTTCCAGGCTGCAAACGCCCACTGATGTGCCATTTCTCGCCATGCTTAGCGCGATCTGATTTGTCAGTGCGGTTTTACCTACGCCGGTGCGGGCTGCAATCACCATTGTTCGTTTTGTCTGCAATCCGCCTGTCTGACGGTCAATGCACTTGAAGCCGGTCATAATGCCGCTACCGCCCTCGCTAATCGCCTCGATGCGGTCAACGGTCTTGGTAATAAGCTCACGGAATGTCTGAGACTTGCCAGCATTCACATCGCGGTAACGGTTGATGGCAGATTCCAGAAACTCAGCGGGGTTGTCCTCGTAAGGCGCTTCGGAGATAGCTTGCATCAGTTCGCCTCGGCGCTTGTCGGCAAGCATGGCCTTGCAAAATGGCAACACATCGCCACCAAAGACCTGTTCGCGTACCGTGTCCAGCCATTCGGCGCTGTACTCGTCCATCTCCTTGATCAGGTAAACCGTGGCAGTCGGGATGCCCTTATCGTGCAATTGCTCCATCACTCGCCAACAGGCTTGCGCTTGACGCTCTGTGAAGTCGTATTCGTTCAGCAGGTCACGAGCGATAACGAACTGGTCAGGGTTGTTGGCAATAATGCCGATGACTCTTTGCTCGTTCATATGCGCGGCCCTCCCCATCCATCAGCGGGATTGCCGCCAGCAGGTTTCAGTCCGGCATTTTCCAGCCAGTGAACCTCAAGGCCTGACCAGCTTCGCTTAATCGCCACATCCATAACGCTGCTTGTGTTGTAGCCAGCCTTGTCAGCTTCCAGGAGAGTTTTGAGTAGGAGGCTTTTAGCGTAGTCGGTATTACTTGCCCGCTTACGACCTCGAATCTTCATCCACTCTTGCCAGCGAACAGGGTCGATATTGTCAGGCAGTGTGAATGTGGCTTTTTTTGCTTTAGTTTTTTTAACTGATGGTTCTTTTACTGATGGTTCTAATGATGGTTCATGTTCAAGGGTTGAACTTTTGGGGTCTACGTTTTGAACTTTTGCAGGTTCAAGGGTTGAACTTTTGGTAGAGGCGCTTTTAGAGCGTAACTCTTTGATTTTCTCCTTAAGTTCACCCTCTGAACTATAGGGAAGTTCATCTATTGAACTTATGGTGTATAAATTAACCTTTTTCCCTTTGCCAAACTCACTGTGATTTTCAGTTTTGATGATTTTCAGATCGCGCAAAATCTTAATGTGTTTTGCCAACGTCGCTTTAGCCATGCCCGTTTTTTTCATCAATGACTGGTAGCTTGGATACGCGATACCTTCATCATTGGCGCAATCAGCCAAAGCAAGTAATACAATCTTCTCGTGAGAGTTCAGCGGGTAAGACCACGCTTCATTCATAAGGTGAATACTCAAGCTGCCACCTCACTCAAACGATAGCCGCTCATGTCGTAATAACTGGCAAGCTGTGGCCAGTGCTTTCTGGCGTGTTCTGCGCCTGCCTTATAGGCTTTTACAAGGATTTCAGGCTCACCGTCGGGGGTTAGCCTATCTTCTGGGAATCCAGCCGCTTTCAGGGCTTCTAATTCCAATCTAGTCACAGTGCCAGGGGTGCGAAGTTTTTTAAGCTCTATCGCCTGCTCAACGGGCGCACGTTTGATGGCAAACTCAAGTGATTGCTCAGCGTAAAACCGAGTCGATTTATCTTTGAGTTGCTTTAGGTAGCTTTCTGTGTCGAATTTCATATATACTGACCTCGTATGTTATGAAACCCGCTAGGCCTGCCAGCCTTTGATGCGGGTTTTTCTTTGCCTAAATCACGTGGACTTTCTGCTCCACACCTTCCCGATACAGCGCCTGCTTTAATGTCTCGCAAGCGTCTAGCACTTCCTCAAGCTCGTTCAGGCAGTCACGGCGCTCACGCTCGGTTAGAACGCTGTCAGCCATTGCCTCATTAACGGCATGGGCGACTTGCCCGAAGTGTTCAGCAATGATCAGCATGGAAGCGTGGACGCCCTTCTGCTCAACGCCTGGGTTGTGTTTGCTCATCCAGTTATTGCGCGCCCCGACAAAAGCGTCAGTAATCGTCCAGTTGCCGGTTTGCATTTGCAGTTGGAGTAATTGCTGCGGGTGGAATTGATGGTGTTCGTTGGTTGGACAGGCTTTGTTGTTGAGGGTGGTTCTGCTCATCCCCATGTGTTCAGCCAGGTCATTTGTGCCGCCGTCGTAGTCGTGGACTGTGGCGTCGATGGCGAGGTCTAGTGCGTTCATTGTGCATTCCCCTGAATTCTAAACATTTTTGTTTGCCAGCCCATCCGCTAGGCTGGAACCATGAAAAAAGAAACCCAAAAACTTGTGCCCCTTTCAACGCTGGAGCTGCGTGCGTTGATCTTGTATGCGCAAGTCCAAGCCGCTCACCGTGTGCTGTATCGAGAAGTCACAAGTGAACGTGCAAAAAAATAAGCCCTACAAATCTTGCAGGGCTGGAATGACCTCCGGGAGTGTCATTTCGCCGTTGGAGCTTTTAACTAAACGCTTTGCTAGCGGGATGCTGGCGTTTCGGTACTGTCTTGCGATCTGCTCAAAATATGCTGGCGTTGTACCTGCCGCATCACAGAGCCGCTTCACCTCATCCTTAGATTTAGTCTTGTAATACTCAAACGGTGTCATTTTGCTCTCAGTTAATAATTCCTTACCCGCAATAATAGCATAGTGCTATTGGTTTGCAATAGCTTTGTGCTTGTTTAGGAATTATTAGCAATACGCTAAGATCAGCCAGCTATGGAAAAACCACTTACTACCAAAGAAATCAGACGCTTGAATCTATCCTTTCTTGAAAAAGAGGCGGGAGATCGGGAAGCATTTACCAGCACACCGCTAGCAGAAAAGCTAAAGGTGTCGTATGGTTATGTAGGCCAATTAGTGAACGGCAGTCGCGGTATAGGCGATAAAACCGCGAGGAAGCTGGAGAAAGTTGGCGACAAGCCTGTCGGATGGATTGATATACCTCACCCTGAAGAATGGCAAAAAATAGGAAAGGCAGAGATGGTCAAGGATAGACATGATTTGCGCGTTGCTGATATGTATATTGAGATCAAGCAGCACAGCGACGTTGCTGGCGCAATGGGTACAGGGTTGGTGCTAAACGACCAGCCGGGTCAGATTAGGGAGTGGAAGGTGACTAGGGAATGGGTCGAAAAGAACATCCCCGCCAACACTGGAAATAAGAACCTTCGGATTGTGACGGGGTTTGGTGACTCAATGAAAGGCATGTTTAATAGTGGCGACCCACTTTTGATCGATGCCGGAGTCACTGATGTCAAGTTCGATGGCGTCTATTTCTTCCGTATTGGCGAGGAAGGGTTTATCAAGCGATTGCAACGGATACCAGGACAGGGAATCAGGGCGTTATCTGAAAACCCGGCCTATGAAGCATGGACTATCACTGAGGATATGGATTTCCAGGTTCTAGGCCGAGTCCTTAAGGTGTGGGAGGGTTCAGAGTTTTAGAGCTGATCTAGCGCCTCTTTCCTCTCTTTACTCCTTCGCTCTCTCACGGAATCAATACTGTAATAGGTAACACCTTGCCTCACATCAAAATCACTCCCTGTGAGTGAGTTCATTATTTCTGTGCCATCAACAATCCACGAAGTATAGACAGCATAAGCGCCTATACTCACAGCCATGCCGATCTTATCGGGATTATTCCTGTATAGATTGCTGCGCCATTCATGCTCATCCTTATCTGGCTCACCATACTTACTAGTTAACTGTTCAGTTAATCTCTTGTGATCGTAAACGTAGTCGTTCTTGTTGCTGTAATCGGCGTTAGATAAATACCCACCGGAAGTCAGTTTCAAATCTTCAAACGCGAAGAATGCCTGATACTCGACGCCATTAAGCTCCCGAACATATATCAGTAGATCATGCTCTTGATGTACTGGCTCTCCCTCAACCTGGATGACGGTTTTCATATCATCACCCCACGATGACGACCTAAAGTCGGCAGCACTGGCGCTGGCTGTGAAAAAGATCGCCAACATCATCACAAAAACTCTCATCCCAATCTCCCTTTGAAAGAAAACTACAGCTTAACCGCTGGCTTATTTTTAATGAATTAGCATTTTGCTATTGACACTATAATAGCTCTGCGCTATTCTGACCCCAACAGTCACAGAAACGCAGGCAATGACGAGTGTGAGCCGAAGCACCCTGCATCACCGACAGACTCATCGGGTTTCTGGATTGACTAGCACAGGCCAAGAGTCATGCGAATCAATCAGGGCTGAATGAAGAAGTAGAAGCAGGAAGGCCGACCGAAAAGAGAGGCGGAAGCCGAGGCTATTTATGCTGGCCCACTTCATGGGTTGACTAGTTTGAAACTAGGTCGCTGGTGAAAATCCAGCCTGCTTCACCAGTTTTGGATAAGGAGATAGGGAATGAATACAAGCGCTGTAGGCCGTTGCTCAGTGGAAATCAAAACCACCCCAGCAAAGCCGTCAATACTGCACTGGATGCTAGGCACAGCCATGCTCGCCTTTGTTGCTGGCGTGATGCTGATGACCTTCCTGCCCTATCTCGTTCAGTTTTCTACAGGAGTGCTGTCATGAGCGACCCAGTAATTAGCGACTTCAACAAACACGACGCCGAAACACAGCGCGAACTTGATAGGCAGGAATGGATTGAGGCTCGCGCCACAGAGATTGCCGAGCAGATTATCTCAACCGGCTACGAGCTTAACGGTGCTGAATACAAAATTGCTGATGTGCTTCAGTTCATTGCTGACAGCACGACTCTAACCATCAGCTACGAGGTCATGCTTTCAGGTGTTGTAACGAATACGGGTGCCGACCAGCTCATCAGAACGGAAAACCTTTCAGCCTGGATTAAAGAGCAGGCAATCGAACTGGCAACGCCACTGGCAGAGCTTGAAGCGGAAGAAGTCGAGAGTTTTGAGACTGTACCGCATTACTTACGGAGGCAGGCGGTATGAGTTACACGAAAGGGCCTTGGATTGCCTCTGAGAATGTTTATGCAGATGCGGGTATGGCTGGAGCAGTAGAGGTTTGCTTTGTGAATAAAGAGTTTGTAGCGCATAAAGCCAACGCCAAGCTAATTGCAGCCGCACCAGAACTGCTAGAGGCGCTTGAGAATCTAGTTGAGCTACTTGAAACCTACGGAATGGACACGGGAAATCATTTTGGTCCAGGTATTAGGCAGGCCCACAAAGCAATAGCCAAAGCCAAATCATGAGAGACGCCCTTTTTATTCTATCCCTGCTTATCGGAGGCCAAGTGATGAGCCACGCATTTACTGAAAAAGAACAGCAAGCCTTTGACCAAATCTTTGCCACCGATGTGATCGAGTTTGCACAGGGGCAGCAGGATTGCAAAGACAACAAAGCGCCGCAGAAACAGACGCGGCATTACCTGAATGGCTACGGCCTGCAATATGCCGTTGAAGAAACCAATGCGGCAAGGAGTGAAAGATGAGTATGTCAGAAATTCAAAAGAAACTGAAAGCCCCTAAAGGCCAAAAGAACAGCTTTGGTGGCTATATGTACCGCTCATGCGAGGACATTGTAGAAGCGGCAAAACCCATCCTGGCTGAGTACGGCTACCACCTGAACATGAGCGACGACGTTGTTGGTGTGGGCGCCCGGGTTTACATCAAAGCCACTTGCCGAGTGCTGGAGGGCGAGAAAGTCGTTGCAGAGTCTACCGCCCTAGCCAGAGAAGCAGAAAACAAGAAAGGCATGGATGACAGCCAGATTACCGGCACAGCGTCCAGTTATGCCCGTAAGTATGCCCTGAACGGCTTGTTTGCCATTGATGACACGAAAGATGCTGATACGGACGAGCATCGTAACCACGTCAATAAAACCGAGAAGCCAAAAGCGGTGAGCGCTGACCAGGCAGCAGAGATTAACGATCTGATTACCGAATCTCAGACCGACGTTAAACGATTCTTGCAGCACTTCTCAGGCAAAGAAGGTTACACCATTAACTCTGTAGAAGAACTGCCAGAACGCGCTTACAAAGCAGCTAAAGCCATGCTTAATCAAAAACTACAGGAGGCAGCGTAATGAAAGTATTAGACGTAGCGCAAGGCACACCGGAATGGCACAAAGCCAGAGAGCAGGCTTTTACTGCCTCTCTCGCCCCCGCCATCATGGGTCAGGGTTATAACAGCCGCAATATAGAAATGGAGTATGCGTTAGGTATCCGTGAGCGCGACAACTCAAAACTGCAATCACTGTTTGAAGAAGGTCACGCAGCAGAAGCCGAGGCAAGACCTGTATTTGAAGCAAACTGGGGATTATCGGTCAGCCCCCTGGTCGGCGTCAAAGAAGTGGATGGTCTGAAACTGCTTGCCAGCTTTGACGGTATCACGATGGATAACGATCTGGTCTGGGAGCATAAGTTCACCAGCAAAGAGTTTGACGATATTCCCCCGCTCTACTACTGGCAGCTTGAGCACCAGCTTTTAGTGTCAGGCGCAGAGATGGCAGTGCTGACCGTTACCAGCCGAAAAGACCGCAGCATTACCCATTACGCATACAAAGCCCAGCCAGAACGTCAGGAGCGGCTTATTGAGGAATGGAATCAATGGCGTGACGATCTGGAAAACTTTGAACGTAAAGACACCGCATGGCTAACGTTGGCTGAAAACTACAAAGACATTGACCAGCAGATAAAAAACCTGGAAGCCAGCAAAAAGGCTGTGGCTAAAAGCCTGCAAGACTTGGCTAAAGGCAGAACAGCTATGGGTGGCGGCGTGCGCGTATCAGTCAGCGAGCAATGGGAGCAAAAGCAAACGCCAGCCGCCTACATCAAAGAACATGAGATTGATTTGCCAGTCACCAAGCTGGACAAGCCAAAACTTAACTATCGAATCACAGTGAGCAAGGAAAACCAATGAACGTATTCACAGCAACAGGAAATTTAGGCCGTGACGTTGAAACACGGCAAACAGCAAACGGTACCACCGTTGCCACCTTCCCGATAGCAGTCTCATCAGGCTATGGCGACAACAAAAAAACCACTTGGGTTAGATGCGCCCTGTTCGGCAAGCGTGCCGAGGGCGGGTTGATTCAATACCTGGCTAAAGGCACACAGGTTGCGGTTACTGGTGAAATCAGTCTGAACGAGTTCACGGACAAAGAAGGTCAGCAACGCAGCAGCTTGGAATTGCGCGTCAACGAGCTTGACCTTATTGGTGGCAAGCCTAGCCAGTCTAACAGCGCACCACAACCGGCAGCGGCTAATGCTGGGCCTGATTATGGCTCGCCAGACGACTCAGATATCCCGTTTTAGGAGGCTGTCATGTTCACCAAACACTGCAAATATTGCAACGAAGTCAAACTCAGTTTCAGTGGCGACAAGTGCAGAGATTGTCGTTTTACCCCAGCGGTGGGTGGGGCTGACCGTAAGGTTAATAACCTGCCGCAGCAACCGCGTGGGCGCTCCTTCTAAAACAAAGGCCGCGTGAGGTTGCCGTTTAGCCCACGAGACGGGCTTTCAATTTTAAGAGGTGATTTATGAGCAATGTAATTATCAGATGTAACACAGGTTTTGTTGGCGGTATCCACGAAGAAGATACCGGCATGACTGTTGATGAGTGGAAGGCGCTCCCAGATAACGGCAAGCAAGAATGGTTGCAAGGGATTATTGATGACAACATTGAATCTTATGCAATCAATGAGGACACAGAAGAGCTAATCGACTAGGTTGCCGAATTGCCGCCGTAAGCGGCTTTTTAACTAAGGAGGTAGTGATGAAAGGTTTGCCATACAGATATGAGTACATCAACGGTCATGGCGTTGCGCGAGTAAACACCAACGGACTAGCAATATCTAAGTTGATTAGAAGATGCGAAACAAGGAGAGAGGCTAGAGAGTTGGCTGATAGATGGAATCAAGAGCATGTCGAAGTCCAAGCCGATGATGATTATATGGATAGAGTGAAGGGTTAAGTCATGTGGATAGCATTCAACTGGCTGCTAATTCTGACCGGACTACTGTTTGTCGGCGCTTTTATCAAGCTCGACACATACAGCGGAATCTTCTTCGGCTTTGCAGGTGTGATCGTGCTGTTTATCGGCATGGCTTCATCACTGCTGGCTTGGCTGCATTTGAATTGAGGTGAGATATGGAAGGTAAATACATAAAACTGGAGCTTTACGAACAACTCCAAGCCACCAATAAGGAACTGCTTGAGGCGCTTGAATATAGCTGTGACTACTTGGATGAAAACAAACTGAACAGTATCGGCAGCGGCTCAAAGGCGCACATGGAAATGCGGGACGCCATCACCAACGCAAAGCAGAGGGAGAAGTGATATGAGATATACACCAGAACAACTACTAGCCATGCCTGACGCTGAGCGTGATGCTATAGCGGCTGAGGTGTGTATGGGGTGGTTTAAAAGTGAATACGGAACAGCTTGGGTGCAAGAAGGCGCGTTCATGTGTAGCCAAGAAGGCTGGCAACCATCCCAACCCACTGAGAAAGGTAAGGCTCAGGCTTGGGATTTGATGCTGAGTCATTCAACTATAGGTGCGGGCGGGGTCAGATACGGTTGCTTAGGGTTAGATGGGGATATCCCACAAAAAGCTGCAGTCACCGCCGCCATACTTGCAGCACAAGCTGAACAGGAGAAGTGAAGATGAGTGAAACCTACGAGTATGAAGTTCATTGTAGTGAAACCACAAACGAAGATGGACGTATTCATTGTGAAGTGTGGTTTTACGTTGTTGATGCGGAGTCTGAGCAGCAGGCAGAAAAATAAACCGGTTAACAGCTAATTATTGAGGTGATGTAAATGAGTGAATTAGATAAAACATGGGATATGGCTGAATCAATAGCTGATGAAATCAACGCAGCAGGAAATCTGAACTGGGCAGCGCATATGAGAGGCACAGTTAAGCTGGGCAAGAGCTTGCAGCGTAAAAATGAACAAATCCAAGCCACCAATCAGCAGTTGGTTGAACAGCTAGAACGCGTGAACCGTGAACTGCCGGATGCACACATCTATCTTGGCATGGGTGAGTCAGAGCCATTGAAGGATAGTTTCGACTTTGAGCCAATTGCCAAAGCCATCACCAACGCAAAGCAGAGGGAGAAGTGATATGGAAGTAAGTAGAGATAACACAGCAACAATCATCAAAAACATGCGTGCCGAAGGCCATGAGTCACGGGCTGATTATTTAGAGCTTATGCAGCAACGCGAACTAGAACTGATGGCGCAGGTTGAGAGATTAAGGTATTGGCTTGAAGCAGAAAACGAAAGCCTAAAGAAGACTCACAATGACAACCTGTACCCCCAAGCCGTTGATGTCGTGCTACAGGAAAACCCACAACAATCACTAGCAGAGCATGATGCCTTCCTTCTGGACTTCGTAATCGACTCTATCCCAAAACCTGTGTCAGAAATCACAGGCGAAGATATTCTTGAATATGCCAACCAGCTTCGCCAGCAGGCAGGCAAGGGCTAAAGCCATGCTGAAATGGGTGCTCATTCCAAAATTCTGCGAGTTGACCGGTTACACCCCAGGTGCGGTAAACTCCAAGATCGACAAAGGCGTATGGGCTGAGGGGGTTCACTGGAAGAAATCCCCAGATGGCAAGCGACAGATTAACCTGCAGGAGTATGAAAAATGGGTGGAGGAAGCGGCCTGACCGATGGTTTGAAAGGTATCAGTATCAGAAACGGTCATATCCGCATCCTCATCACCCATAAAAAAACGCTTTATTCCCACACTCTCAAAATAAAACCCACCCCACCGAACATCAAATACGCTCAACGTCAGCGCGAAGCCTGGCTGCATGAATTTGCCACCGGCAGCATTCCCGACGTTTTCCAAACCAAAAAAACCACCTGCATTGATAAGCTCCTGGATAAGTGGCTCGATGCCAAATCACAACAAGTCAAAGCCAGCACCCTGCTTGACTACAGCAAATCAGTCCGCCTGTTGAAAGAAGAGTTTGGACACATGGAGGTCGGCGAACTCACAATTGGCCTGATCCGTGATTACTGCAATGACAGTGACGCCAGCGCAAAACGACTCAACAACCTGTTCTCCCCGCTACGTCAGGCGCTGCAATATGCCGTTGAGGATGAAACCATTGATAGAAATATCCTGACCGGCTGGTCATGTAAGAAGCGCAGCACCAGCAAGGACGTAGTTGACCCATTCACCGCTGAAGAACAGCTCGATATTCTCAAGAACATGACAGGCCAAGGCAGAAACCTGATTCAGTTTGCTTTCTGGACCGGCATGCGCACATCAGAACTTGTTGCTCTGCACTGGTCCGATGTTGATCTCAAAAACAAGCGCGTCACCGTTATCAATGCACAAACTCAAGCGGCCAATGAGCTGGAAGAAACCAAAACACTGGCAGGCAGGCGGATCATCAAACTGCTTGGCCCGGCACTGGAAGCATTAAAACAGCAGAAAGCTTTTACCTACCTGGCCGGTAAGCATGTCTTTCACAACCCAAGACACAATGAACCCTGGGCAGGTGATCAGCCAATCAGGAAAACACTTTGGACGCCGGCATTAAAAAAAGCAAAAGTCCGTTATCGGCGGCCGTATCAGACACGGCATACCTATGCCTCGATGATGCTGTCTGCAGGGGAACACCCAATGTGGGTGGCAGGCCAAATGGGACACGCTGACTGGTCAATGATAGCCAGAACGTATGGGAAGTGGATGCCAGAAGCCATGCCCGATGCAGGGCAAAAAGCGGAGGCAATATTTGGAAAGTGAAAACGGATCGTTTTTGGATCGTTTTGCAGAAGATTTGAGCCGATTTGAGAAGATTTCCAACGATCCGAAAACTATCCGAACCCTTGAAAACCCTCGCAAACCCGCATTTTTATTGGTGGAGGCGGCGGGAATCGAACAAACAGCCATACCCCATCATTACTCACTTTAAACAATTACGGATCGTTTTCGGATCGTTTCAGTGTTGTTCTGCAGATTAATCTCAATTCGATTCCGTGTTTGGGAATCGAACCGGCGTCCCACCCGTTGGACTTTAATTATGGGTATTCAGGCAGCTTCTGATAGATGCTGAGGGATACGGTCTGCTCGCCTTTTAATTCATCCATGAACAAGTCGAAAGCTTGCCGGCTGCTGCTGACACCCTGCTCGCCAGATAGGATCGCGTAATCCATGCCGGGGGCTATACAGCCGCGCAGTTCATGAGGCCAGTTTGCCGGGTGAATCATGATGTAAGTTCTGCCGGGAACGCCCGTCACCTCCCAGCCCTGCTCATATCTTCCACCGCTGCTGCGTTGCACAACGGGGCTTCGCCGCATTTTCATCTGATACTCACCTTCGGGGATGCAGCTTTCGCCTTTCGCGTTGCCGTTCCACGGTTGCTCACAGGTATAAAGCATCTGGCCGGAAGGTAGCGACATCACTCCGAATGTGCCTTCTGGGGCATAATTGAATCGCTCAATCAGTACGTTCTTCATAAGCCCTCCGCACCCAATCCTGCAAGCTGATCAAGTCCTGCCTGATGTCGTGGCAAGTTGCGTAATTGCTGGTCACAGATTGAAGCACCTCTATGTCAGTCACTGGTGGTTTCAGTGTTTTCATTCTGTCCGGCGTTTGCATCAGCCTCTGGGGCGGTGTCGGGTATATCTCCACTGGCTGCGGCGTTGTAGATGCGCACCCACTCATCATTAAAATGGCACTTGCCAGCGTCAGGGCTTTGAGCATGTTTAGCGACCTCTTTGTTGACGTACTCGGTGACGGTTTTTTGTTTCTGCTCGGCAAGCTGCCGGTTTTGGCTAACCAGGTCTTTCACCTGGTTCTGATAACGGTGCGCCTCGACCAGTTGCTGTTGCCGCTGTATCTCGGTCTGCCACTGCGTGTTTTCAATCTCAGCTATTTGCAGGCCATAGCGCCAGCCTTGCACTTGCCATGCAGCAGCGAATGAAGCCGTCGCGGCAATACCGATAAGCAGCCATTTTTTACCGCCCAGGAATTTGAATATTGTGCTAATCATTGCGCGGCCCTGAGTTGGTGTAGAGTCCGAATATTGCAGCACTGGCCCCGACCATCACGGAAACGAACGAGGCTTGCTGTGAGTTGGGATCAGGCAAAGCCATAAACCACTGAGCCACATCCCACATCAGGAAGCCGTAACCGGCCACCATAAGGCGCGGAACTATGCGGTATTTATTCAGGGTGTCGTGCATCGGGCATAAAAAAACCGCTTTCGCGGTCTAGTTCTTCCATCATTTTCCCGAAACTTCGGTGCCATATTCGGTCATCGAGGTGCGAGGTTAAGCAGTGATTGTCTTGCCAGAAGAACACGCGGTTAATCCATTTATAGAAAAACGCCGCGCGCTTTGACTTATTCCTGCGTCGATATGCCCTGCCTGAGAGCGTTTCATTGTTGTGCCCGCCGATAGCTGCATTGAGCAGCTCGGAGATAGCCGCTGCAATTCGGGTTATTCGGGCCATGTAACGGCTCTTACTTCGGCAACGGTAGTGGCTGCAATAACAGCGTCTTTTAGCTGCCTGGCTGTGAATGTCAGTCCGGAGACAAACTGACCGCAAGCCGCGCCAACCCCAAGGCATTGAGCATTGGTCAGTGTGACGGTTGAATTGTCTTTCAATACGAAAGGCTGGGTATAGGTATTATCAGCCTGTGCAAAACTCCATGTGGCGTGAATGCGAGATACAGACACCTCATCACACTGGAAGGTCATACCGTCATAAGTGAAGCCTTCAAGCTGTTTTGCACTCTTAATCTGATTGATAGTGGCTTTCTTTCTGGCTTTCGCTTCTTCCAGCGGCAAATCAACCGGCTGTGCATATTCACCGTCCTCACCCTGAACAGGTCTTGATTGTGTATCAGGATCATGTTCTGGAACAACAACCTCTTTGGTTGTCACGCCATGCAATGTGCGCATATCCTCATTGAGAAACGCTTTTGCTGGAAACTGTGTATCACCAATCGTTATTGCCAGATTAGGGTTAAAGGCTTTATTTTGCGGTGTTAGATAGATAATCATAATTATTCGTCCGGAAATGGTGTTTGTGGTGATTGGGTTAAGTCTCTTGCAACACCCACTGTAAGTCTAAATTCGTCAAAAGTGGCATTTGCATCCCTAGTGCCTACACGCTCACCAATGTCTATGTATTGAGCGGCTGAGTAATTAAGTGAGCCAGCGGCAGCAATACTATCTTCTTCAGCTTGGTCTAAAAATAGTTTTGCAACTCCAGAATTTCTGACAATTCCCAGCCTGTAAGTAGTGCCTATTGATACGGTTGTTGTGCTCTCATATTTGTAAGTTGTTGTGCCGCTTACTAAGGAGCCGTTTACTTTACCCGTTGAGTTGTTATATTGGGTGGTGATGGCTATATCATTTAAGCTTGCGCCATCGGCAAGATAGATGATGTTTTGATTGTCTCCTGTTGAGGCGTCAATCCTGAATGCGATTTCAATAGTAAAGTCACCTGTACCAATATCAAATGCGCCATTTGTGTCGTCAATCCTTATTTTATCGTTTGTTCCGTCACACTTTAAACTTCCGCCACCAACCAATGGGCTTGAGGTGGATATTTGCGCAGTACCATT